GATAATGAATTATTATCGTCTGCTACTGAATAACCATAAGGCCCATAAATTGGATTTCCATCATATGCCCAACCTATTATAGGAGAATGTATTTGTGGTGAAGATGGTAAGTCATCAAAAGCTGTCTGTATTTTACCAGAGTAACCAACAACTGTATATTGTAGATTAGTTTCTGATTCTCTAAGTAATATTTCATCACCAAAACGTGTTAAATTGTTAACAGATAAATCCCTCACTGAACTATCAATAATAAATCCAGATCCATTAGGTGTTATTTTTACGGGTGGTGATGTTGAATATCCAATACCCGGATTTATCACTTTTACTTCTGTTATTTTTCCATCGTTGACAACTGCTCTTAATTTACCTCCTATTCCAGTTCCTATACCAACTAAATCTAAATCTGGTGCTGATGTATAATCTTTTCCACCAAATCTTACGTCACATCCAATTATTTTACCATCTAAAACGACTGTTTTTAATTCTGCACCAGATCCATTAAGTATTTTAATATTAGGTTTCTTTTCAAAATTTAATATATTAGAACCATAATTAGTTCCTTTTTCATGAAGATAGGCATCCACTAAAGGCCCACGAATTTTAGGTGTTAAAACTAATGATTCTGTTCTACCTGCGGACACTGGAGAATAGATAGCATTCACGCTAACAACAATTGGTTCAAAGAAAAATTCATGATTACTTGAGGTAGAAACTTCGGAAATTCTTACAAAATTTCTTCTTAAGAAATTAGATGAAGGATCTGTTGCACCTATACCCACATCAATTAATCTAAATTTATTATTATCTAATTTTAATACTCTATATCTCGTTGTAACACCCAATCCTATTGGTGCATGGTTCGCATCACCACTTGAAGGTGCATATTGAACTAAATCACCAGTTACAAAACCATGATTTACAAAGTTTATTGAATTATCAACTGTTGTAATACCAACTGGTTTAACTATTAGTTTTCTATTTGTGTAATTTGATCCAGAGTCAATAACTCTTATGGATTTTAAGTGATTTTTTAAATTTAGATAAGTAAATTTGTGATTACCTGTCTTATTTTCAATTGTAAATCCGATAGTATTGATACCTGATAAGTAATCAGTCTCTTTTTCATATAATTTAATACTTGAACTACTAACCACTTCTGGATAGTAAGTTGATCCATTAATTAAAGTTTTATTTTGAACAGTATTTGATCCTGCGAAAGTTCCAATACCTAAAGATAAATGCCCATTATTGTTATAAATTAATGGTTCACCACTTTGTAAATTATGTGCATAGTAAAATTCTATTACATCATTAATATGATCAACCCCTCCACGGATATTTTTTAATCTACCATCAAATGATAATTCTCTCTGTCTTTTTGTAACTATTGGTTTTAAAACAGCACCTGATCCATTACCACCGGAAATACTTATTGATAAAACATTTTCAATATCAAAATTTTGTTGATCAACCAACATTTCTTTCAATTGACCTGATATCACGGGTTGAACAAGTGCTGTTGTTCCTGATCCAGCATTTGGAACGCTAATAGTAGGTGGATTAATTACGTCAAAATCTTTTCCCTGATTTAATATTTTGAACTCTGATAATGGGCCGTAATATATCTTATCTAATGACTTATAGTTTGCGATTTCAACACCATTTTTCAAAATTCCTATTGTTCCCACATCTGTTTTGGATGAGGTGCCAGATTTTATATTTACATCTGATGGAAATTTTCTTAATATTTTTTGAACACCAATTTGCTCATTCTTATGTCTAAGTAATACAAATTTATGAGATCCTGTTGAACCTATTCCAGCATTTGTAAATTCAAGATAAGGAGGAGAAGCTTGATTTACGTTTGTGACAGTGATAAAAGATCTTGAAGGAAATAATCTTAAAATCTTGTCTGTTCCGTTCTGTGCTGTTAAAACCTCTGCATAATATACACCGCCTGTAGTATCCAATCCTACAAGAGGATCATTTTCAGGAATATACGCTATTGCATCACCAGTGACAAAGGGTAACTCTTCATCAAATTGTAATTGTGAATATAATCCTGTAATATTATTTTTTTCTAATAATTGTTGAGTACCAATACCGGATGCATCTTCTTTAGGATCATCTAGAGATGCTTTGACAACAGTTTTATCAATCCTATAAGAAGGCATCGAAGATGATGCAACATAATAATCTTGATCACGATCATTATATGTATTTTGAACGTTTGCAGTGATTACATTGTTACCAAATTCTAAATCAACATCTGCAGCACCAAATGCTTTATCAAGTTCCCTTTCTATATCATATTCAGTATTACCATCATTAAAAACTGTGTTATCTAAATCTATATCTTGTAAATTTACAGTGACTCCTACACCAGTGAGAATAGGAATAATTTCTCCTCTTCTGTAAATAGAAACTTTATCACCATTTTTTAGTTGAGATTTGTCAATATTTGATCTTTGTACTACTGTTGATGTTGTTGTATTAATACCTACACTTGGGGGAATATCTACTTTGATTCGGCTCGCTGTGTTGTATATCCATGAATTAAAGAATACGGTTTTCCTTGTTCTATCACTTAGAGATTGTGGATTAGGTATTCTTTCACCTAGATTTTTTACCGTTATTTTTTCACCTTCAAGAGTTACGCTTGATCCTGAAGTAGGTAGTAATTCAAAATCAGATAAAACACCTGTAATTCTTAATTCAACTCTTTTAGTTAGATCACCATTTTCGTAACCAAATATAAATTCATCACTTCTCAAATCATCCGTTGATCTAATTGAATTTCCAATACCAGTACAATTTAAAAATTGATTTATGGTTTTATCAGTGTATGTAATTGTATTAATTCCATTCACTCCGTTTGTAATTACTACTCCAGTTGTTCCAAAACCAACTGTAGAGTCAACGGTAAGTGTTGTGGATGATATTGGAGCATCTTCTATTACTCTTGTTTTACCGGGAATGGTAAAAATTCCCTGTATAGCGGATCTCTCATTATACCCTACAAATAAATTTAATTTATAGTATGTTGTTATCCCTAGATTTCCAGATCTACTAAAAATTTCAACCTCAGATACAGATCCTGAAGTATTAAGATCAGTTGATTTTGTAATTGTTTGTCCAACTAATTTATTAGGATCACCAGAAATCTGTTGAGCAACAACTACCTCTCTACGAAGATATTCAGCTGATGATGGTTTGATTAATAAATTTTCTAAATCTATTATTTTAGGTGTAATCCCGTATAAAACATTAAATAAAATGCGGAAGGACTCCTCAGTTCCTTTAGATTTGTATAAGGATTTAGATTCTTTAATAAAGTTACTTATATCTACATTCGTATTTAAAGACGTATCTTCAAGACCGGGAGTAAGATAAGACTTTGTTTTATTATAAAACTCTTTAAGAAATAGAACACTTAAGTTTTCAACTCTCGAATTTACTGCATGACTTTCAACATCACTAGTTGAAAAGATAAGTTCTCCTTGATTATCATGATCAGTATATGAGGTTATACCACTAAATCCTCTAACACAACCTGTAAATGTATTTGTGGTAAGACCTGTGTATGTTATTATTTCATCATCAATTTTAAATAGTCCATACTCATTCGGAAATCCTTTTGTAGATGAAACATTTAATACAGTGCTATCAGTTGATATTCCAGATGTAAGAGTTGTAACACCAACAATCACTTCAGGTGTTAAATTATCAAGTTTAATATATTGATCTAAATTATCAGTTAAATCTGTAACACCACCACGATGTTCTTGAGAAGCATAATACTGTTTTAAAAAGTCTACTGCTAATGGACTCTCTGATCTAATAAACTCAGGGAGTTGACTTTCTATTATTTGCTGAACTTGTATACGCTTGTCTATTCCAGTTCCGATCATGTTCTTGTTAGTTCTCCGTTAGAGTAACTTGATGTTACTTTATATCCAACACCAGATATCTGCTCACCTGATGTAATTGTATCCTTAACCATATTTATTTGACTACTAGGAATGTTAAAATCTAAGTAGAGATCTTGTAAACCAATTACATCATTTGATTCTGGGAAGGCCTGAACTTCGACAATATTATTTGGTTTATCTGTAGATATTATGTTTATAGTGGATAAGTTTATTTCACCATGAACGTAATCTACTGTTCCAGCAGATTTAACAACAACTATTGTTTCACCACTTGCATTTTTTCTCACAACTGATATTGTTCCTGTCAATTTATCATCATTTGGTATATCTGTGAAGAATACAGTCTCTACAGTTCCTAATATTTTAAATCCAGTGCTTTTTATATTTAAACCTTCAGGTCTCACATTAAATTGATTACCAAAACATAATTCATACTGAGCAAACTGATTTACTAAGGCATTTAGATTACGTCTTATTTTAATCCTTGTTATGTTTGATGTGATTGCCTTATCAATATTATCTACAACGTTCAATACCTTACTATATTTAAATCTACCACCGAATCGATTTACATCACCAGATTTAGAGTATGTTGTTAGGGCTGATACTATCTTTGTCTTCAAATCAT